GAAGCGGTTTTTATAATGTCAAAAACTTCCACGATGCTCAAAGCATACACCTTGCCGTGGGCTATCCTTTCTGACCGTTTCGTTGATTATACGAGTTTGTAAGGGGGGTAAAACGAGATGTGAGAAAACAGAGAAATGGGTAAAAGGTTGATTTGTTTTGTATATCAAAGAGTTAGGGGATAATAGAGGATAGAGAAAGGACAAAACGAAATGTTACAATGGCGTTACATTTGTGTTACATTCGGGGAGGGTTTGAACGGTGTTTGAACCGAAAATGTTACATGGTAGGATAAAAGGGGCGATTTGAGGCGTTTTCGGTGTAGTTGTGGGTGTCTTTGTTGTGAGACGGATGGAAGGGTTGTACAGGCAAAAAGAATGGCTTTGACGGGCGTCTCTTAGATTGAATTTGGGTTGAATTGAGATGGGTGAGCAGATTATGGCTTGCCTTTTATTTTATCCTTGTCTATAAAATATTTATTATTGAAATATCGTATATGGTTATTATTTTGTATATTTGCAGCAAAATATGACGGTTATGACAAAGGTTATACATGTGCATCTAATGCAGGGACGGAAGAACTACTACTTTGGCTCCATCCCTGCCATATACAGCGTTCTGACGGCTGAGGAGATAGGTATAAAGCAATGCTCACTGGAGCGCGTAGGATTGAGTAAAGGGGGCATTGTGCTGAATAAAAAGGCATGTATCATGGCTGGAGAGCTGATACGTTCTAAGGCGACGAAATAAGACATAATTTAACGGCTAAAACGCTGATTGAACGATAGTTGAACGGTTTCCGGCTGGTATTTGAACAGTTGGAAACCGTTTTTTTCGTTTCCGAGGGTAAAATTGAGGGGCATTTTAGGGGCAAAAATGGGGTTACTTTAATAGTTACCTTAACAGTTACTTTAATAAAATAAAACGAAATGTGATAGTTACTTTAATAGTTACCTTAACACTATTCGGGTAGTTTGTGGTATATTTACCCCCTTAATAATGACGAAAAAAAACGGATTGGCCTCGAATTTTGTCGTTTACACCTCCCGTTTATTCCACATTGTAGGGGGTATAATACCATTGTGGAGAATCCCGCATTATTAAGAAAACCGTGTGTTTACAAGGCTTTCAGAGTATATTTGAACAAAGATTTCCATAAAAAGTGCGCGTGCATCTCATTTAGGAGCTATAATCTCTTGCCATTTAAGATTCTGAAGGCAGCATCTGGCGATAGTATTCTTGTGTTGTGTTTAATTGTTTGAGTATATTGTCTGATTGCGCAAAAATTTCATACCCTTTAAGCCCTTCTATGTCACTTATTAAATAGTGAATTCGTTTAATCCTTGCAGGCTTTTGCACATAGCTATTTATGACATCATCCCAGTATTCAATATATTGAGCGAGAGTTTTTGAAAAAACTTCTTCATAATTTATTTCGAGTTCCCTCCAGTTCTGTAGTAACGTAATGTCGTTAGTTTCGATTTTTGTATCGCATAGACCATAGTAGTACTCTTTTTGACAATATCTAATAGCTATAAGAATATCGTCATTTGAAGGGTGTAGTTTTCTAAGTTCTCCTTTAGCCTGAATAAAATCTTTGTTATTTCTTTTATAAGCATAGAAGTCTTCAGATTCATCCTTAAAATCTCTATAAGCTTTAAGAAATCTCAAATAATGCCATATGATAGCTTTCCTATTTGGATTATTCTTATAATGTGCTTTGTAGGCACAAATATGTGGAAGATTATTATGCGAAGATTGTTGTAGTTTGGATTTTTTCTTAGCTTCATTTTTCTTTATCTGCTCTTCCCTGTATTTTTTATCAAATATGAGTCTCAGGAATGCTATGAGAAATATAAGACAAAAAGTATAAAAAACAATTTTAATTACAATCATAATCTTTACTTATATTTAACAACTATCTATTCAAGCCCAACCATACCTATTACGAGTGCAATACCATTGATTTCTTCCTTTGGTATGTCGAAAGGTGGATATTTAGGATTGTCGCTTACAGCAGAAATTGTTTTTGGGGTAGTGCCAGGCATAAGTCTCTTGACAAGAAGCCCCTGTTCGCGTGTAGCTATCACGTGTGGTCGGTTCCATTGTATGAAAGTTGATTTATGAATAATCGTGCAACCAACAATATCACCAGCGTTATATTTAGGTTGCATAGAGTCGCCTGTTACTTCAATCATAAAGTCTACATGCTGCCGCCTCCATTTGGGAATAACATAATATTCTTTTACATCGCTCTCGGCTATAGCAAAGTCAGCAGTCCCAAAACCGGCAGCGACTTTGGGTGTTACGAGAGGAATAGAGTCTTGTGCTGGATGCTGTGGATTAATACACCTAAATGCTTCAGGAAGATTTTCTGCGCCGCTTGAAATTTCCTCCTGTGTTACCGTCTGCTGCTCTTGTGCGACAGATTTGAGCATGGGACCATTGCCTGTGAGGAGCCATTCCGTGGAATAGTTGGGATAATTTTCAACAAGCAATTCTATCCATTTTGCTTGTATGTCTGTACCTTTGGCTATGGCACGAGATAAGACACCTTTACTGGCACCTATTTTCTTTTCCAATGCGCCGATAGTTATCCCCTCATGCTTGGACAATTCCTCAATTCTCGATAAAATTTTGCACATAAATTGAAAATTATCACCCAAAAACTTTGGATGGTTGAAAATTATCGCTATCTTTGCAGCGTGTTAATTATTTAACCAGCGCCCAAAGATACAAAAAAGGTGGGAGTTGAGCAAATGTAGAACTAATAAAATAAATGATTATGGAATGGACGGAAGAAAATGTTAGAGCCAAAGTGGAGAGTTGTCTATCGATTCCCGATACCCATGTCGTAGAAGTGGATATCTCCAGAGGGGAATATTGCATCTGTGCAATTTCAATAAAAGGTGGACTGTATGCCAGTGAGATTGAAGCCATTGGTGAAGCTATTGGTAATATGGATGCCAGGATTGACGCAACCGACTGTGAGTTGATCGTTATACTGCCTGAGGTTGGAAAATAAAAATAGGGGATAAAGTAAAAAAAATATAGATGGTTATGGAATTCAAAAGAATGATTGAGGTGACGAAGGAGACGCGGGAGTTCCTGCGCAAGGCGTTTGGCGTGACCGATGTGATGGTGTGGTATGCACTTAACTTTGACCCCAAGCGTGGCCAGAGCGACTTGGCGAAGCGCATCAGGAGTCTCGCCCTGCAAAAGGGCGGCGTGCTGCTGAACGTCGGGCCGGAGGTGGAGACCATCCATTCAGCTGACGGACGGATGCGCCAGTATTTCCCCCACGGTGTGCTGCTGGAGGCGGACACGCGCAACACGGGATTGGTAGCGGTGTATAAAAAAGGAGAGCTTCAGCGCAGTTGGGACAATCCGGGCGTGAGAGAACTTGACGAAATACAGAGTTGGGCAATGAGCCTGTAAAATCAACGGCTATGAACAGAAAGGAAAAGACAGCCCGCACAGAGGAACTCTACCGGAAGATACTGCGGTGTATGGAAGTAATAGCAAAGTGCGAGGACGAACTGGCAGTCATGGGTATGGATGACATCAACGCTTGCGACGGAATGACTACTGAAACTCTGTGGAGAAATTTCCGACGGGTGCAAAGCGGCCGTTCAGACTTGCAGCGAAATCTCAGACGATACGGCGAAGATCCGTGCCACGCCGTTGCCGCCCTTCTGGAACGCGAACTGTTATCCATACCTCTATCGGGACTCCTGTTGCGGGGGTGCACCATCCGGACTCGGGATAAGAGCGCTCTGTGGTGTATCTCAGGTGAGCTTGACGAAAGAACGAGCGGGCAAATTCGCGTGTGGAGTCAGCAATAGCTTCATCGCAGGTAAAATAGATAGAACATGTATTCATTGCGGTAGTTTTTCCGCAAAGGTAATCAAAAACTGTCAAGGAGTGGAATATTACAACAAAATACTGTGCGTGACGAGTCCTGAACTGACATCGGGCGACAATCCCGTCTTTCGGGAGGGTACACTTAACGTGTATGCTTCAAAAGGCAAGGTCGCACGCGTGCATCGGTTCGGAGGAGAGGGCGGTTATACCCTCTACGCATGGAGTTCCATCCCCACAAAATACAAGGATCGATTCGTGGCTAAGTACGGAGACCCGGAAGAGAAGATGAAGGAAGCGATGACGAAAGACCGCATACGGCTGGACGGCGAAGCCCGGAAGTGGTATGAGGCGTTTACCTACGAGAAGAACGGACAGGAGGAACACCTGACAGAGAACCTGATTGAGGAGTACACCATCAATGCGAGCGTGCTGAAGGACCCGCTGTACATGATGTCGCAACGCAGGGCCATCCGCCAGAGCCTGAACGGAAGCATGGCAGGAGCCTGGGAGGTCATCTATCAGAGTTCGGAAGCCATGCGTGAGGAGTACGGACACACACTACCCCAAAATGCTGCGAGGCTGAAGGCGAAAATCAAGGCATTCAAGGCCGATGGTTATCCGAGCCTTATCAGTGGCAAGATAGGCAACAGGAACACGCAGAAGATTACCGACGAGTTCGGCCGGTTGCTGATAGCACTGAAGCGTTGCAGGGTGCCTGTCTATACTGACACTCAGCTCTTCGAGGAGGCGAACAAGCGGGCTGAAACCAACGGCTGGAAGCCGCTGAAAAGTCTTAGCGGCATGAAGCGGTGGCTGAACAGCGCGGCAATCATGCCGCTGTGGTATGACGCCGTGTACGGCGAGCAGGCCGCCCGTCAGAAATTCGGGCGCAAGCACCGCACGGCATTGCCCACAAAGCGCGATGCGCTGTGGTACGGCGACGGCACAAAACTGAACCTGTATTACAGGGACGAGGACGGCAAGGTGCGGACTACGCAGGTGTATGTGGTGATAGACGCCATGAGCGAGGTGATGCTTGGTTGGCGCATCAGTGACTCGGAGGACTACGAGGCACAGTATCATGCCTACCGTATGGCGATACAGACGAGTGGGCACAAGCCTTACGAAATAGTACACGACAATCAGGGAGGACACAAAAAACTTGACGCTGACGGACTGTTCCAGAAGATCTGCCATGTGCACAGAACGACACAGCCATATAACGGCGAGTCTAAAACCATCGAGGCGGTGTTCGGCAGGTTCCAGCAACAGATGCTGCACAAGGACTGGCGTTTCACAGGTCAGAATATCACAGCCAAAAAGATGTCGAGCCGTCCGAACCTTGAGTTCATAGAGGAAAACAAGGACAGCCTCTATACGCTTGCCGAGCTGAAGGATGCCTATACCCTTGCCACGAAGGAATGGAACGAGATGCGGCACCCTGCCTACGGCACGAGCCGGATAGAAGCCTATGAAGGCAGCGTGAACGAGGAGACGCAGGAGGTTACGGCACACGACATGGTGGATATGTTCTGGGTAACAGCCAAGCGCATGAGCACCTTCACCGACCAGGGCATCGTGGTGACGATCAAGGGGCAGAAGCGGCAGTACGAGGTGATGGGCGCACCGGGCGTACCCGATCACGAGTGGCGCAGACGGCATACCTACGAGCGTTTTGTGGTGAAATACGACCCTTACGATTTCGGCAGCATACGCCTTTACAAGAAAGAAGCTGACGGCAGCCTGCGCTTCGAGCGCGTGGCGGAGCCTTACTTAGTGGTACACCGTGCTATCCAAGAGCAGACAGAGGGCGAAGCAACCTTTATTCGTCAGGAACAGGCGGCCAACACTGCCGACCGCATAGAGCGTACGGTGGCAGGACGCGAGATTGAGCAGGCTCACGGTGTACTACCTGAGCAGCACGGCCTGCGCAGTCCGAAGCCCAAGGGCATGACGGCTGCCGGGCACAGGCAGATAGAACGGCGCACGGGCATCTACAGCCGACAGCCGGAGGAGTACAAGCTGGGCAGGAAGACCAAGCAACTGAGCCTTGAAGATTGGACAGAAACGGAGGCCGTCGTAGTAGATTTCAAGCAGACGGCGGGGAAACTTTGAAAGGTAAAAAGTAAAACAAAATAAAAATTGAATCATGAAACTGACAAAGACTGAGAAAGAACGGATACAGGAAGGGCTGCGGCAGTATGTGGCCAAGTTCCCAAGTCAGAACAAGGCGGCGCAGAGCCTCACGGGCACGAGCAGCGCCACGGTGAGCAGCATATTACAAGGCAAGTGGGAGAACATCAGCGACGACATGTGGCGCAACCTCGGCACGCAACTAGGTACCGGTACCGGCACAGACTGGCAGGTGGTGGAAACCAAAGCCTTCCAAGAGATGATATTTGCCATGCAGGATGCGCAGACGGTGAAGAATGTTACATGGGTAGTAGGCGAAGCCGGCTGTGGCAAGACTACCACGGCACGACTCTACGCCACGGAGCACAGCGAGGTATTCTATATCCTCTGTTCCGAGGATATGAAGAAGAGCGACTTCATCCGTGAGATAGCGAGGCGTATCGGACAGAAGACCGAGGGCTACAGCGTGCGTGAACTGCTGGACCGCATCATCGACGACCTCATACAGATGGAGGCACCGCTGCTGCTCTTTGACGAGGCGGACAAACTGTCGGAACGGGTGTTTCACTACTTCATTGACCTGTATAACCGTCTGGAGGACAAATGCGGCATGGTGTTCTTCTCCACAGGCTACATCAAGCGCCGCATGGCTATGGGGCTGCGCTACAACAAATGCGGCTACAACGAGATACACTCGCGTATCGGTCGCAAGTTCTTTGAGCTGGAGCGCACAGACGCGCACGATGTACATGCCGTCTGCGTGGCGAATGGTGTAATTGACAAAGGCAAAATCTCCGAGGTTGTGAGAGACTCCGAGGAATATGAGTTCGACCTGCGCAGGGTGAAAAAGAGCATACACAGGGTGAAGCTAATGACTGCACAGTTAGCGGTCAGACAGCGTTTGAACGGTGATAAAGCAGTGAGATAATGAGTAGGGCGATGAGTGTAACGGATATGCTGAGAATGAAAAAGGAAACCTACCCCCTTGAAGGTGTATGGGCAGAAGCATTCGGTGAGCCGGAGCGGAACGGCGTATGGTTCATCTGGGGGCGCAGTGGCAGCGGCAAGACGAGTTTTACGATGGCCCTGTGCAAGGAACTTGCCAAATACGGTAAGGTGGCCTACGACAGCCTGGAGGAAGGATTCTCTCTGACGATGAAAAACGCCCTCGTGAAGGCCGGCATGCAGGATGTGGCACGGCGTTTCGTACTGCTTTGCGAGGGTATAGAGGAACTGGACGCACGGCTCAGCAGGCGCAAAAGCCCAGATATAGTGGTGATAGACAGTTTCCAATATACGCAGATGAGTTTCAAGGAATACCAGGACTTCAAGGATCGGCACCGCGACAAACTGCTCGTCTTCATCAGCCAGGCAGACGGCAACAAGCCAGCCGGACGGACTGCGGTGAGCGTGATGTACGATGCAGCCCTGAAGATATGGGTGGAAGGTTACCGGGCCATCAGTAAAGGGCGGTACTTCGGAAACAAAGGCTACTATACCATTTGGGAGGAGCGGGCCAAGGCGTACTGGGGTGAAAGTAACATATAAAACGGAGGCAATCATGGCAAATACCAGAGACAATCTGCTGTACAGATTGAGGAAGAAAGGCGTGAGGGTACAGACACGAGAGCGCACGATATACTTTGCACACGACGGTGCGCCTTTCACAATTATACAGATACGACGATTGTGCAGAGAATTTCATTTTAGTATTCAATTAGAAATATAAAAAGTATATGATGAAAAGAATAAAAGATTTGACGGTAACTGTAACCTACACAGTAAGTTTAAGTGATGTAGAAGTCAACGAGAAGGTCTTTGACGCTCTAAACGCCTTGGCAGATAGAGGATGCTTACACTGTAATCTTGTGGACCGGGACGAGCAGGTGGGCACTGCGTTCGAGTGGTTTGGGGACAACATCAATGAAAATGATGCCTGTAATTGGGAATACGAAATTGAAGAAATGGAGGAATATGAAAATGAGCAAGGAAAGACGGATGATTGAAATTGCCCCCGGATACATGACTCCGGGCGGGCGTATGACGGACCGCATTGAGAGCCGGGGGCACAGTTGCCCATACTGCCAGGGCAATGGCTATCATTGGCAGGAAGATGAGTGGCAGGAACGCTATAAGAAAGAGTGCCCGATATGTAAGGGCAGCGGCAAACTTGATGCCGTGATAACAGTTGCATGGAAAGCAGAAGAGTAGCAATGGAAAGAAATAAATACAGCAAAATAATCCTGTCTGAAGTTGAACTGCAATGGATGCGCGATAACTTCTGTAACACCAAAAATGCGGAAGCGGCAGAACACCTTGGCATCTCGCCCAGAACAGTAGTGAGGGTTGCGCGGGATATGGGATTAGTGAAACACCCTGACTTTACAAAAGCCATGCAGCGCAATGCTTCCGAACACGGTGCCAGAGTGAACAGAGCCAATGGCGGCAATGCCGGAACTAAGAACCTGCTGCTTTACGGCAAGGCATACCGTTTTAAGAAAGGCGAGCGGCAGAAGGACAAAATGTCGGCAGAAGCCTTTGACGCCATGCACCGTCGCATCGGTGAACAGCGAAAGAATACCATCAAGGCAGAGAAGCGCAGGGTATTATTCGGGCTGGAGCAAAAGACAAAGCTCCGTGTAGTGCAGGTGCCAAGAAAGAAGATAGCCCTCCGTAACAATCTCCGCAAGAAAGGCTATGAGATAGCCCGCGCTTCCAATGAGGCATTCATAACAGCGGCTACCCACCGTTCGGAAGTGATGGAGCGCAGGGCAATATCAATGGGTATAAGTTTTACATCAATTTAATAGCAATGATTATGAGTAATTTTTTAGAAGAAATCAAGAAGCGTATTCAAGTATGGCACGAGCAGCGTGCCCAGCGCATCGAGGCTGCCCGCCAGGCTATGCTTGACGCAGAGGCACGGGAAGCCGTGCAGGTAATGGAGTTTAACGGCAGGCTGTACATCTGCGTACACGGCAAACCGTTGTTCGACATCGACATCTTCAAGAACAGCGTGGCCGAGGTTGTAGCCAGTGGCCGCCGGGCTTACAAGGACTGGAAGGAGGAGAAACTATGGGAGCGGAGCGAAACTACACACGTTTCTACGGTCTATTGAAACGTCTGCCCAGTGCCGACAAGGAAACATTGGTGGAGCAGTTTACTGGCGGTCGAACCGTTCACTTGCACCTGATGGCTGAGACGGAATATGACGCGATGTGCCGCCAAATGGAACAGATAGTGGGCTATGACGAGCGGCACCGCAGACAGTATGACATTCTGCGCAAGGCACGGAGCGGCGCACTGCACCAGATGCAGCTTTACGGCATCGACACCACCGATTGGAACCGTGTGAATGCCTTCTGCCAGGACAGGCGGATAGCCGGCAAGCAGTTCAGGGAATTGGACACAGAGGAGCTGAACGCCCTGAATACGAAGTTGAGAATGATTATCAGAAAGAAGTCAAACCAATAAAAACAAAGGACAATGGAAACAAAAGTAAACATCAAGGATTTAAGCAAGGAGGAGCGGGCAAAACTGCTTGCCGAATTGCAGAATGAAGAGAAGCAGAACCGCATCGAGCGGCGTGAGACTTACGAGGGTCTGCGTGCTTCCTTTATGAAGGAGGTGGAGGAGAATGTGGTGGAAATCACGAACGCAGTAGGGCTCTTTAAGGAATGGCTTGCGCAGGAGGTTGAGGGCTTTGTGGCCATCATGAAGGACTACGGGCAGGTGCGCAAGAGTGACCAGCGCAGCTACACCATCACCGACGGTGACTTCCGCCTGGAGATAGCCGGCAACAAGGTGAAGGGCTTTGACGAGCGCGCCGACCTTGCGGCGGAACGTCTGATAGACTACTTGAAACGCTATATGAAGCGGAGCGAGAAAGGTTCGGATGATCCGATGTACCAGATGGCGATGACGCTGCTGGAGCGCAACAAGGCGGGCGACCTGGACTACAAGAGCATATCCAAGCTCTATGAGCTGGAGGACAAGTTCGATGCGGAATACTCCGAAATCATGGGACTGTTCAAGGAGGCCAACGTGGTGCAGAAGAATGCTGTCAACTACTACTTCTCCAAACGGAATCCGGAGACGAACGTGTGGAAGAGGATAGAGCCGAGCTTCTGCAGGATGTGAGGAAAAGTAAAGAAGTAAAAAGGTAAAAGAGTAAAAAGTCCGCTAAATGATTGATGTTTAGCGGACTTTTTTGTAATTTTGCACATTATGGGAAAAGGCAGAAACAAACAGCTCATTGATGAGCGCGACAAAAAGCTGTTCGAACGGTTCTACTACTGGTCGGAGGTGCAGCGCCTGCGTTTCGACGACGTCATCCGCAAGCTCTCGGAAGAGGAGTTCTTCCTCTGCGAGGCGACCACGCTGCGCATCATCAAGCGGATGCTGGTGGAAGGTGCGACGGTGAATGGCGCCGCCGTGAAGAAGAGCCGTTACATGGGCTTCAGGTCTTCACGACGACAGACAGCTTCCGCCACCCAACTGTCCTTGTTTCCCGAGTCGCCTCGCTGACGGCGCAGGTGTAGGTTGTCTCGTACACCTTGATGTTGTGATTGAATGTGAAGAACTTCGAGCGGGTGCGTATCAACGCCCCCTCATCCGACACCCTATAGCCCTGCAACAGCGTGTGCAGAGCTTTTCTTTTTTCCTCCCTCTCCATGATCCGGCCCACCGTTTGGCTTCCGGCATGCGTGTCGTCGTAGCAGTCGAGGACGAGCCGCACGCGCACTTCGCAGATTCCCCGCTGTGTCCAGTCGCCCGCATCGCTCCACTCGGTGCCGGGCAGGTCGATGAGTACGGCCGGAAAGGTTAAGGGGTACATATCAAGGCTGTCGTCGTCGAGCGCCTCCAACTGTCCGTAGTCTTCGTCCACGGTACGCGCCCACGGCAGCTTTTCACTGATGTGGCCGATGAGATTAACGAGTAGTGATTCCATTGCCTATCTCCTTTAGTTTGTCAATGATTGCCTTGTTGATTTTTTCGCGCAGTTCCTTGCTTTCGCCGATGAACTGGCGTTGGGGAATCTTAACCTTGATATTGAGCTTCTGCTTCTTGGTGAGTGCCAGCGCCCGCCACTTCCTGGCCTCTTCAGGCAGTTCCTTCGGCAGCTTATCGCCCTTACGCACACCGGCGATGGAATAAGCCTTTGCCCATGCCATCCTGCGCATCTCGGGAGTGACGGTAGGATGCGTATTGACGGTACCACCCTCGTTGTGGATGGTTGCATACGGCACGGGATTAACCACCGTCACCTGTCCGGGTGCAGGCACTGCGTCGATGCTGTTCATCAGGTGGTTGCGCCGGGAGGTCAGAGGTGTGCGTTCATCGCCCGCCTCCTGCCGTCTCGTCTTCTTCCACGGGTGCAGTCCACCGTCCCGGAAACCTGCATCCCGGAAGTTCTGCCTGAAATGGTTCTTGGCTATGACGGCCGCCTTGCGGGGCAGTTCGTCGCGGATGGCACGCTCCACCTGCCGGGGGGCGCGGGATATTACATCGGCTATTTGTTTGGCATCCATGAAAAATAATCGTCCAAAAGTTTGTTCGTAACGGATAATTTCGTATCTTTGTAGCAGCCCGATAAGGGTTAGCATGTGCTACGGCACGTTGCATCGCGGGAGAGTTTCAACTCTCCCGTAGTTATTTATGAGCAGCATAAAAAGTCCTGTCTTTATAGAACAGCCTTGTTTTCCCTTTCTCATAAATCCACACTTCCTGTACATCTTGTCCCGGGAGTTTTATCCTTGCCATCACTTGTTTTCTTATAAACCGATCAGAACAGCCTTTTGTATTATTGATGACAACATAAGGGGACTGTTCAAGACCATGCGATAACATTCTTCCTACTTTCTTTTTGCTCCACGGTCTTACAAAACTCTCATACTCGTAGAACACACCATCCACTCGGAAATCGGGACACTTACGCTCGTATCTCGTGCCGATGAGTGGGCCGTATATCCGCCTGTACTCCTCCGACCTGAAGTGAACGATTGGCGTTATCTCTACCTCACGCCCAGCTTGGGCAAACGATTGAGCTATCGCCACTATGTCATGATAGTCAGGCTTTTTCTTGTCTACGGCCTCGTGTATGGCCAGCGTTCCTCCATTCTTGTACCTGTTTTTGAGGATAAAGCCGTTCTCATCAGGTAGCTTTCCATCTACATACGGGCAGTTAAAACAATCCTTCTTGCGGTTTGTGAACACAGCCTTGATGCTGTCCTTCAGCCCCTGCGGCTTGTAGAACGGACACCGGGCGCAGTTCTCGGGGAAGTAAGGGTGCGTGTCGTTGATAAGGCGGGCATCCTTACCGGGATTGTTGTCAAGCCCCCGCTGCGGCCGGGGGGCGGGCATGTCATCCACCACATCGTCCGGCGATTCCGGATCGTCCGTGGCTTCGAGCGAGCATTTGCAGTTCCAGCGGTCCTGCGGGTGATGCCTGGCCCAGAACGGATGCCCCACGGGCAGCGTGAGTTTCCTTTCCCAGTAGGCGCGGTGCGAGGCTTCGGCATTGGGCGCGGTGGTGGGCATCCACCTCAGGTTGGGCATGATGTCCTTGTTACGCACGAATTCCTGCCAGTCGGCCGCGGCGTGTGCCCGCAGCACGGCAGTGTTGTATTCGGTGCGCAGCCACGCGCCGACATGATGGCTGGAGATGCTTCGGACATCGGTCAACCACTGTTCGAACGGTTTCAGACTGCCGTTTGCGTCAAGCAGCCTGGCTGCCATCGCCTCGCCCATGGCATGCACCTTGAACGCCGCGAACACCTCGTTGCCATGCCGCATGGCAGAGAGGAAGTCGTCGTTGTGCCGCGGCCGGTAGTCGCCGGCAGCCAACCCCTGCACCGCCGCCTCGTTCAGAATGCGCAGCAGCTCGCGCCACATTCTCGGCTCTATCTCCTCGGAAGTGTCAAAACCGCCGTAGACGGCGCGCAGGAAGCCCTCAAGGATGCCGGCGGAGAAACTGACACCGGCACCGGCATTGTGGAAACGGGAATGGCAGGTGCACCGCTCGCCCCCGTAATAAAGGCTGTCGATCAGAAGCCGCTGTCCGCCCCGAGGGGTGTCGGGGCCAGTCCGAAAAAACGGCGCAGGGCGTTGGCCGGCTTGGCCGGTGGCCCGGACGGAGCAGGCTCTGTAGGGGCATGTTGCAGTTGCTCGTGCAGGGCGGCACGCTCCTCCTCTTTCCTCGCCTTAAGCTCGTCGTAGTTCTCCGGTCTGGCGATGCCGAACGTCTCGTACAGATAATCATCGTCGATGGGCAGCCCCATGGCTGAGCATTTCTGCACGATGTCTATCTGCTGCGCCACATCCACCTTGTCTTTCTTGGCATAGACAAACTCGCCCCCGTCGGTGTTGAACCCCAGCGAGGCAAATATGTCACGCATCTGATAGTTCAGGATGTCGAGGATGAATTCCCTGTCATCGGCATTCATCTCGTCCTCTTCCTCCTTGTGGATGGTGCCCAACGCCTGCGTGCCCGTCTCCTTGGCATCCGTGGTGAGCGTGTTGCCCAGCACGCGGATGCTTATCTTGCTGTCCCAGTATTCGGCAAAGGTGCGGTAGAGCTCGCTGCTGCCTGTTTTGTTGGCCGCCTCGAGCAGTTTCAGGTCGCTGTCCTTGGGGTGAATATACACCGCGTTCGTACCCTGTGAACGCGCCTCTCGGATAAGCGTCCTGCGTGCTTCTTCATCGCCGGCGTCGTAGGTGTACTCGCGGATCGGCATACCAAATATGTTACAGAACCGTGCCCAGTCACCCATATTCCCTTTTTTATAAAGTACGGCGGGCAGTATCTCGACAAAGATACCCAGTCCACGTTCCGAGCCGACAAACAGTGTGTTGGGGTACAACTCAATAGGCTCACCCTCTATATCGCCCTGGTAGCGCAACAGGAGGCGGTGCACGGGGTCGTAGTGCTTACGGTCGATAGAGTCGACGCGGATATTGCCGTCCTCTCCCATGCGGAACTGCACCAAGGTAAAGCCCCAAAACTCGGAGAGGATGAGTTCCTTGCGCAGCTCTTTGAACCACGGCGAGCGCAGCTGCTTGTTGATCGCCTCGTCGGGCTTGCCGTCACGTTTAAACTCAACCGGGATTTGCGTCACTCCGCGCAACCGCTTCGCCATGACACCCGTGAGGTGCAGGTCGAAGTTCGCACTCTCGTACATGTCATACAGCCGCACGCGGTTACTGTAGTCGATACCCTGCGCCGAGATGACGGCATTCATATAATGTTGCAGGTTGAAATGAAACAGTTCCGGCATCTGCAACACCACGTCCGGCTGCCGTTCTCCCAGTTTGGTGAGCATACCGCCCTGTGTAATACGGCGGTTGCTTGCTCGTTTATCTCTTAGATTTCCCATTTTGCTTAACTATGATATTGTGAATTATGCATTGTGAATTACCCCAATACCGGCCTTACCTCATCGGCTTTGATTTGCCAGCGCGACTTGTCCTCAAGTTCATCGGCAGGCAGTAGGGGTGCCCCGTCAATGGTCACATCGCCGCGCATCACGCCCTTAAGCCACTCTATGGCACGGTCGTATCGATCCTGTCGTATCTTCGATATCTTATACGGATTATGTTGGCAGAAGATGTGGAAGATGGTGATGTCCAGGGCGAACATCAGCACCAGGGCGTGGCGGTCGGTGCCGCGCGCGGAGAAAATCTTGTCGCAGTCGTACTTTTTATTCAGATACGAGCGCATTTCGGCGACGGCCCTATCTTCGCATATCTCTACAATCTGCGGGTCGTAGTCGGCTGTTCCCTGTCGTAGCAGACTGTCGAGTATCTCCTTGTGTATACTCGCGTCATAATCGGTTATGTCTATAAAGTTGCTCATATTTACAATATAAAAGGGTTGTCTTTGTTCAAGTCTTCGTCGTTGAGAGCGATGGTATAGGTAGGCTCCAGTTCCCCCGTCTTTGTATCCACCATGGTCACTGCGCCCTCTACGGAATCCAGACCATCGGCGGGGTATGGAAGTGTCAGTTCGAAGAGTTTAGACTGGTTGATGAGTTCCTGCATGTGCGGGTTGTCTTTCTCTTCTTCGTTGAATATCCATGTACCCAGCCGGTCGAGCGGCTCCAGGTTCGCTTCGATACGCGTGGCCTTATCGGTCTTCTTTCGCGTATCTTCGCGAATGAAGAGCTGTGTCTTCCGTTTGGCACACTCTTCACGCAACAAGGGCTTGAAGACCTGCTGATAAAAAGGGTCCTGCAGCTTATTGTTTTCGATGTACCAGTACACGTTAGTCTTCCCCGCCACGTATTTGTCCAACTCAAAATACCAACCAATAAAGTTGGCATTAGTTTCGTGAGCCAGGAAACCTTTTATAATGTAATACACGCCTTTATACTTTCCGATGAGCCACAGGGCTTTGGCAGAACTTCCTTTTTTCTTGCTGTCCGAGTAGGCGGGGTCGCCATACCCGATCAGGAAGCGGAACTTTTTTAAAGGCGGAATCTTGCCGAAAGGCAGGTTCTTAAATACCTTTCCTTCGGAAATGGGATTATTAAAAAACTCTGCTTGTATGGCGGCCGCACTGTAGCCGGAAAGATACTCGTCAATCATCTCTTCGGTGTTCTTTGACCAAACGGATTTACCGTTTTTGTCCCGAATATTCACGATGTCCCAGTTTTTGGCAATCTTCCCGGCTCGGGTGATGCAGCAGTCCTTGGCAATGATGTTTCCGCACCACAGTATTAATGAGGGTTTGGAAATAGACCGCGTCGGGAGTAGTGCCCGCTCGGCCCAGTCCCACTTCTTTTGAAGCGTCACGGGATTGCGGCAATCCTCATCGGTATCGAAGTCGTCGAAGTAAATCACGTCAGGGCGTATGGCACCGTTACGCATTCCACGTGGAGCTGCCCCTGCACCCAGTGCGATGAATTTCGCACCGCACCGGCATGTGAATTCGTTCGTTGTCCACTGTCCGAGGAGTACCTGTTTCCCATAAAATTGCTTGAGCCTTCCGTTGCTCTCAAAGTTTGTTTTATAGGGTGTCAACAGGCGGACTGCAGCGTCTCCTGTTGCGGAAGCCAATACAAAGAAGTGCTTGCGTTTCGTCAATGCCAGGTACATTAGCACGAACATGGCCACGGTCGACTTTGCCAGCTCACGGCTCCAGGATAGCACTTCATACCATTTGCTGTTTTCCGTGAGCCGCCTGATGGCTTTTAGCTGAAATGGTGCAAACTCGCTTTCCGCATAATCCGGGAAAAAATATTTGATCCATGCGACGGGGTCTTTCTCCAGTTCTGCCCGCTGCCGTTCTATCTCACGGCGGGAGAGGCTTTCGTCCACCGGAATATTCTTGGCCAACCCCTCGTGGAACTTGATCCACAGCTCTAATGATTGTTTTTCCGTCTGCTTGCTCATGACTTCGTTCCAGCAGCTTGGTCTTTGATAAATGCATCAAAGAGGTTATTGAACTGTTTGGCAGCCTCTATATCCAGTGGCCGCAGCCACGACAGAAAACGCATGGCAACGGACACACAATCGGGCACACCGATGTCGGCCTCGAGCTTCTTGATGGAGCCGGCCAACTTGGAGAGTGCATCGGCTTCCTGTGTGGTGGCAAACCGTTCACCATCGGGCCGCGCGTTGATTTTTTTGTTGATTTCAACGATCTGCCGATTCCATTGTGCGATGATCTGTGCCGGCGTGATGGTAACGGAAGCCTTTATCTCTTCCCAGTTCTCCGCCTTCACCCAGCGGCTTACCGTCTGCCGTGTGGTACCCACTTTATCGGCAATTTCCTCTTGCGTATAATTTCCATCAAGATACAGCGATTTTGCGATACCCTTTTTGTCTATTGTCGTCTTCATCTGAAATATGTTGTTACGAATGCAAAGTTCATGTCTTTTGCGTGATTATAAAAATATAAAATACCTCTTATAATACTGAAATGCAATGATATACGAACATACGGACATTGCGTTTTTGATGTTTTGTCAGCTCAAAAAGTGCCCTTATCTTTGCGTCAAAAACAAACGGAATGCAGAAACAATTTTTCAACACAATCCCTTCCGAAGGCGGCGAGGTTGCTATCCTGCTTTACGGCGATGTCGGAGACGGACAGCGCGTGGACAGTGCCCGCGTGGTTGCCGAGCTGATGGCACTACAGGCACAGTATGACAAGATAGACGTGCGCATCAACAGCTGTGGCGGCGATGTATTCTCTGGCATGGCTATTTATACGGCCTTAAGAAACAGCAAGGCTGATATCACCATATACATAGACGGTGTGGCCGCCAGTATCGCGGGTGTGATAGCCCTATGTGGTAAGCCTCTGTACATGTCACCCTATGCCAAGCTGATGCTGCACTCGGTCAGCGGCGGTGCGTGGGGCAATGCATCAGACCTCAGGGAGATGGCCGCACAGATGGAAGCTCTGCAGGGTGACTTGGCCGGGATGATTGCGGGCCGGTGCGGTATGAAAAAGGAAGATGTACTATCTATATACTTCGATGAAAAGGATCACTGGCTCTCCGCCCGCGAAGCACTCGAGATAAAACTTATTGACGGCATCTATGAGATGGCAGAAGAGCCGGTGCCCACTCAGACGACAGAAGCGATTTATACATATTTTAATAACCGGTTGCAGATGCAGCCATTAAAACAAAATGAAGAAATGGGATTATTAGATTCAATCAAAAAGGTCCCTTCATTCGCCAACATGGCAAGTGAAGACGATGTGCTCGCGCATATCCGCAATCTCGAGAACAAGGCCACGAAAGTGGACGCACTGGAAAAGGCTGTCAACACCTACAAGCAGAAATTGCAAGAGGTGGAAGACAAAGAGGTAACGGCTTTCATCGACAAGGCCATTGCTGAGAAGCGCATCACCGATGCGCAGAAAGAGAGCTTCACCGCACTCATGAAGAGCGACCGTGAAAACACAGAGAAACTCATTGGCAGCATGAAGCCCCAGCCCGAGCGTCGTGCTACTGATGTGTTCGACGGCGGAACCTCTCCCGCATCACTCTCGGATAAGACATGGGACGAACTGGATAAGGCCGGACAGTTGTCTAATCTGCGCAATGCCGACCTGAACGCTTTTAAGGCGAAGTACAAAGAGAAATTCGGCATAGACTACAAAGAGTAGAATTACATTCGAACACGATTTGAATAACATTTAAACAAAATAAGAAAATGGCATTAAACATCAGTATTTGGCAAAACACGTTGGTCGAGAACTTTTATCCCGATAACAGTTTTGCTACGAAGTCCGTAGACGACTCTGCCTACGTAGAAGCTCGTAAGGTAATTATCCCTGGCGCAGGAAAACCTTCCAATGTGAAGAGGAACCGCACGGCTAAGCCTGCGACAGTCAATACCCGTACAGACAATGCACTCGAGTATGAGATTGATGAGCTGACTACCGATCCGATCTACATTCCAAACGTTGATACGGTGGAACTGAGCTATGACAAGCGTAGCTCCATCATCAGCAATGACCGCAGTCAGTTGCAGAATGAAGCGCACTTGAACCTGCTCGAGCGTTGGGGTGCAGGCGTACCTGCAGCCAATGTGCTACTTACTACCGGTACCATCGAACGTGACGCACACACCTCAGAAACTGCCACCGGCAAGCGCAAGCGCATCACCAAGGATGACTTGCTGGCCATCATGACCCGCATGGACGCCGACAACGTGCCTGAAGAGGGGCGCTACATCCTACTTGATGCGTACATGTACGCCGACCTGTTGGCCGACCTTACAGAAAGTGACAAGTGGATGCTTCAAAACTCGGCAAATGCGCAAAAGGGCATCGTGGGCAACCTGTGGGGACTGAATGTCATGAAGCGTAGCAAAGTCCTTCGTGTAAAAAGCGACAAGACCTTGCTGCCGTGGAGCGAAGAAGCTGCTGCCGGTGAGTTGGCTGCCGCTCTCGCATGGCAAGAACAGTCGGTGAGCCGTGCACTGGGCGAAGTAAAGATGTTCGACTCGACGAACAATCCGATGTATTACGGTGACATCTATTCGTTCCTGCTCCGCACGGGCGGTTCGGTACGCCGCTACGACAAGAAGGGTATCTACCTGCTTGCGGAAGCCGCTAAATAAGAAAGGAGTTGCGTATGTTACCACGAATTAAAATACAATTTCTGAGCGGGCAATTGGGTACTGTCGGGGAAAGCCCCGACGGACTCTTTGCCCTCGTGTGTGGCGCGGCAGCTGTCACGAAGAAACTCGAACTCGGCAAGGCTTATACCTTGCATACCTTCGACGAATTAGATGCGCTGGGTGTGACGTCCGAGAACAACCCCCGCTTGCACAAGCATGTGCAGGACTTTTATACTGAGGCGGAGGAAGGGACGAAGCTTGTCATCTTCCCGGTTGACAAGGCCAAGACTTTCACCGAGCTCTGCGATAAGGATACGGGAGTCATCAAGGAACTCATCACGGCCGAGAACGGTGCCCTGCGCGGTATTTTCGTAGCTGGAGACGGGCGCGAGGCGACCATCACCACGAACGGACTTGACAACGACCTTTTTACTGCTCTGACCAAGGCGCAGCAGTTGGCAGAATGGGCAACTACCTCGCTCTATGCTCCGCTTTTCGTCATCTTGGAAGGCCGCGGCTACAAGGACGGCGCAGTGAAAGACCTGCACAAGGAGGCCTACAACCGCGTTGGCGTGCTCATCGGTGACACGGTGAAAGCCTCCGAGGGAGCTGCAGTTGGGTTGATGGCGGGCCGACTGGCTACACTGCCCGTACAGCGTAATATAGCGCGTGTGAAGAACGGCGCGCTCAAGCCCGTCGCCATGTTCATCGGCGAAAAGCCGGTGGAAGAGAACGCCTCGGCTGTTAGCGATCTCTACGATGCCGGCTACATCACCCCACGCAGGTACGTGGGCAAGGCCGGCTACTTCTTCACCGATGACCGCCTGGCCTGCGAGCAGACCGACGATTATGCCCATATCACGTCGCGCCGCACTATCGACAAGGCATACCGCATCGCCTACGCCGCGTTGCTTGAGCTGATGATGGATGAACTGTCCGTTAATGAAGACGGCACGCTGCAGCATGGCATCATCATGGCTTGGCAGCAGATGATGGAGAATGCCGTCAACCGCGCGATGACGGCAGCGGGAGAACTGTCTGCCGATGCAGACGGCACAGGCTGCAAGGCCTACGTCGACCCGACGCAAAATGTTCTCTCTACCTCGAAGATTGAACTCACGCTGAAGGTGCGGCCGTTCGGCTACGCTCGTTACGTAGACGTAAAGCTGGGCTTTCAGGTCGAAACAGGAAAATAAAAACTCACAGCCAATCCCCCGAGCATACTACTCCCCTCTCTTCGGAGAGGGGTCGGGGGTGAGGCTTTAAACACAAAAGAATATGTTTAACAGCAGAGAATACGAATGGGCGGACATCGATGTCGTAATGGCCGGCCGGCCCGTCACCGGTATCCGCGGCATCAAGTATAACACCAAGAAAGAAAAGGAGCTGGTCTATGCAAAAGGTAACAAGCCTCACGCTGTACAGTCGGGCAACTACGACCATAGCGGAGAGATTACGCTTCTGCAAAGTGAGTATAACGCCCTGCGCCAAGCTGCCAAGGGTGACATCCTGAATGTGTCACTCGACATCGTGGTAGCTTATGGTAACCCCAGCCGCGGCGATGCCGTCACGGTAGACACGCTTATTGGCGTGGAGTTCACCGAAGACAACACTGAGTGGAAGCAGGGTGACAAGTTTCAGGAAAAGACCATTCCCTTTGTCTTTCTCGACAGGAAAAGCATTTAAGATCTCCGCCCGCTCGCTAATAAAGCGAAGAAAGGGCAGGGGTAAAAGTTATTCATTCAATTAAATTACAGAATCATGAAGTTTACAAAAGAACAGATACAGGAGTGGAAGAAGAAGCACGGCGACCTTTTTGAGATTACCGTCGACGGCAAAAGCTGCATTCTCCACCGTCCCACGCGGCGTGACCTCAGCTATGCAAGTGTCATCAAAGACCCTATTAAAATGAGTGAAACGATGCTGGGGCAGTTATGGGTTGCCGGCGATGAAGAGCTCAAGACCAATGATGAACTCTTCATGGCTGTGGTTGCGAAGATGGATGAGGTCTTGAAGGTAAAGGAGGCTGAGATAAAAAAACTTTAGAGGAGGCCGGGGTTGATGACTTCGATAACGCTCAGGATATTATCTTCATAGATACCATGCTGCGCTATTACCTGAGCATCGACCCTGAACTCCTGCCGGACGAAAAATGGGCATGGACCCTCAGCTCGCTCAAAGAGATTAGAAGAATAGAAAAAGAAGCCAATGGACAGCGTACTTAAGTTTCTGATAAAACTGCAGGCCGACGGTGGCAATGTGCTGACGGTGAGCCGGCAGACATCAAACCAGCTGGACGAGATATCGCGCAAGGCACGTGTTACCGGGGCACGCTTGCGCGAGGCTTTTTCGTTTTCTTCACTCAAGAAATCGCTGATGTCCATTCCTGGCATGGGACTCCTTACCAATCCCTATGCGCTTGCCGCAGGGGCCGTCGGTGCCATCACCAAGATCGGTGCCGAAGCCGAGCAGACCTCTGTGGCTTTCACGACCTTAGTAGGTAGTGAGACCAAGGCCAAGGGCATGCTCGACGAGATTGCGAAATTCGCTGCAGCCTCCCCGTTCGGTAAGCTGGACCTGACGGAGAACGCAAAAACGATGCTGAACTTCGGTGTAGAAACCGGAAGAGTGCTTCCCCTCCTGAAACAGTTAGGGGACATTTCCGGCGGAAACAAGGACCGCCTGCAAAGTCTGTCTTTGGTGCTCGGGCAGGTATCGGCCGCCGGAAGGCTGCAAGGGCAGGATAACCTGCAGTTCATCAATGCCGGCTTCAACCCCTTGCAGGAACTTGCGAAGATGACCGGCAAGTCATACGCCGAGCTTCAGGACAAGATGTCAAAGGGGCAGATTACCTTTGAGAACGTCACACAGGCCATACGCCATGCCACCGGTGCTGGGGGCAAGTTCTTTGGCATGATGGACAAGCAGTCGCAGACGGCAGCGGGAAAATTCGCAACCGTGAAGGATATTGTTATCCAGCAGGCCGTCGATATCTACGGGAAACTGCAGCCTTTGATATCGAAGATACTCGACTTGCTTATCAAAATCGTCCCCGTCATCTCTTCGGGAATAATGAAGATTATCAATGGTATCGGGCATGTGATAGATTTTGTCTTGCGGTTCAAGACGGAAATAGGTTATCTTGCAGCGGTCATCGGCGTTGCAGCTGTTGTCTTCAATGCACACGCCATAGCCATGACGGCCTATGCGGCTGTCATGGGCATCGTCACCGCAGCAACAAGGATATGGACAGGCGTGCAGTGGCTGCTCAATGTAGCGATGAGTGCAAACCCTATTGGCCTTATTATTATAGGTATCGCCGCACTGGTCGCAGCTGTCGTTTATTGCTGGAATAAGTTTGCCGGCTTCCGTGCCTTCATTCTTACGATGTGGGACACGCTGAAAGGTTTTGGGAATATCATCAAGGAGTATGTCATCAACCGGTTCAACGAGATGCTCTCCGGGCTCGGCAAACTCGGTGAGGCCCTCCGAAAACTTTTCACGGGAGACTTCAAAGGTGCAGCCTCCGCAGCCACGGAAGGTTTCAAGAAACTATCCGGTGCAGAGAGTGCAGCCAAGGCCGTCAATGGTACTAAACAGCTTATCGGCAAGGTCGGCGGAAACTACCAAGCGCACCTACAGAACGAGAGGAACAAGGATAAGAAGAAACAGGCGGCGGGAAACGGAAACAAAATCAGTACGCCGGGGCTGGTCGGAAGCACGGAGTCTGTTGTCTTCGGCAAGGAAAAACCGGGTAAGGGGAAGAAAGGACGTAAAGGTGGGCGCAAGTCCGCTGAGGAGATAGCCACCGGTGGTACCCGCAACACCTCCATCAGCATGCATATCGGCAAATTCTTCGATAATATCAATGTTTATATGAACGATAAGACGGACACTGCGGAACTTGAGCGGACTATTCTGCAAAGTATGAACCGAGCGTTAGCTATAGCAGCAAGTACAGACAGATGAACAAGATAGCACGATTTGCACTCGAAAACATTGCTCTGAGAGTTACAGGCAACAAAATCCCTCCTTACTGGCTGTTCAATGCGAATAAGCTCAGAGAGGTGGACGAAGAGGATTATAAAGAAATCAAGTCAATGAGTGATGAGGAGCTGGAAGATACTGTTCGCACCAATGCACGTGGTATACCAATGCAACTACCTCTCCGTCTACGTCTTGAAGAAAGTGGTGCTCAAGAGTGGTTGTTGCCTCTTGAGCCGATGATCAGTCTGCAAGGTCAGAATATCATCGTGCGGCGACACGTCAACAAAGGTACTGTAAAAGGAAGCATTAAGGAGCGGTGGTCACAAGATGATTATACTATCAATATAGAAGGTATCCTTATCGGTGAAAATGGTAAATATCCTGATGAAGACGTAAGCCGTTTACGCTCATTCTGTGAAGCTGGACGAGTGACAGCATTAAACCCTTTACTGGAGATATTCGGTATATCGCATCTTGTCATTGAAAGCTGGGAGATTCCTTTCACAAGTGGCTCTTCCAATCAGAACTATTCGCTGAAGGCATATAGTGATGACATATATAAACTTCTCTTAAATCAGCAGGACTTAAAACGATAGGCTTATGTATACAATGGCTTATGATATCGAAATAGGAGGCTGGCACGTCGGTATGCTTGACAGTGTTGAGGTGCATCGAAGCGTTGAATTGCTTGCTGATACAGCGACTATAACATTACCAGGTGCGCAGTATAATGTAGCTCTTAACGTTGAAGATAAACTTCACCGAGGAAATAAGGTTATTATCCGCTTTGGATATAAGGAAGAAGGTCTGAAAGAGGAGTTCTGCGGGTGGCTTCAACAAATCAGTACAGATGGTGGCAATATTAAGCTGACTTGTGAGGATGATTTGTACACCTTTCGCAAGGAACTCAAAAATGAAGTACTGAAGAAAGTCACACTTGCTGCTCTTCTTAAGAAGGTGGTACAGGGAGTTGGAAAGAACTACTCTATACAATGCTCTTACAGTTGGACCTATGCAAAGTTTGTCATTCACAATGCTACCGGATATGATGTACTCAAGAAGGTGCAGGAGGAATGTGGCGCAGATATATACCTTTCGGATGATGTTTTACATGTGCATCCACCAGGTGAGGCTGTAGGGGTGAACCGCTTTTATAACTTTGCGCTGAATGTGGAGGCGGTTAATCTGACCTATCGACAAGCAGCTGACCGCAAGGTTCGTGTAGTGGTTAAAGCTCTTCTTCCTGATGGAACAGTAAAAGAGGTGGAAGTCGGCTCTACTGGTGGCGAGAAGGTAGAAATAAAGTGTCCTACTTCTGATGCTGCAAGTATGAAGCTTCGTGGTGAACTTGAGGTTAAGCGTCGTAGTTTCGATGGCTATGATGGAAGTATCACGACGTGGCTCATACCGGGATGTGTTCCTGGCGATATGGCCTGGCTTTACGATGCAGACTATCCACGTAAGGATGGCTGCTACTTTGTAAGAGCAGTAACAACGACTTTCAGTAGAGACGGTGGTAAGAGAAAAATAGAACTTGGATTCAGGTTAAGCTAAAGATATGGACCAATATAAGGAATTAAGAGAAAGGTTGCGAGATGTAGCACCACAGCAGGGAATGACTGTACTGCAAGGTATCGTCAAGAGTGTAAGCGGTCGTACTTGTGATGTGGAGATTGGAAGCCTTCTCGTACCAGATGTTCGCCTTCGTGCATCTGAAACAGATGATAACGGTGAGATGCTGATAGTTCCTAAAGTCGGTACTGCTGTCATCATTGGGAGTTTGTCAGGAGACTACTCAAGCCTTGTCGTCTTAGCTGTGGATCATGTTGAATCTATAACTATAAATGGAGGTAAGCTTGGAGGACTGGTTAATATTGAGGACTTGACCAAGAAACTCAATGAACTGGTTAAAGCTGTCAACAGCCATACACATCAGGGTACTCATGGTCCTACTGGTCCACCTCTGACCAAGGCGCAGGAGTTCAAGAAAACTGATTACGAAGACATAACTATCAAACATTGATATGAAAGGTATTACATTGACAGACTATGAAGCGGTTGTACAACCGCATCGAGGACCAGACGGCAAGATTGTCTCTGGTCTGATTGTCGGTGACACGCTGCATCAGAATCAGGCTTTGATACTTCACTTACATAAAGGAGAGTTGAAAGAGCGACCGATGACTGGCTGTGGTATCAGTGACATGCTGCTTGACAATGATCCTGTTTATTGGAGAACGCTCATCAGAGAGCAACTGGAGATGGACAGACAAACTGTGACGAATATAAAAATAACAACCAAAAGCATCGAAATAGATGCACAATATTAAACTTAAGCAATATGCAAAGAAACACGAAGGAATGGATTCAATATGGCTCGGCAATAGTCTTGCTTGCAAGTGGTGTGGCAATGGCGTTTCTGAGTTTCTTCTTCAATGGGGGCGATGTTAAAGACAGCGTGCTGTGGTATGTGTCGCAGACTTTGGTCTATGCCGGCTCAATCTTCGGTGTGGGTATCTACATTCAGAGTAAATGGGGAGATGTGAGAAATTACATCGACCGAGTTGTCAACTCCAAGAACGGAAAGGAGGAAGAATGAGAACGATTAAATATATTGCGGTACACTGCACTGCAAGCCATCAGTCTATGACGATTGAGACCTTAAAGCAAGAGTTCAAGCGTAAAGGATGGGGTAACCCCGGCTACCATTACGTGGTATCGCCAGACGGCAAGATTACCCAGCTGCTTGATGAAGACAAGGTAAGCAATGGCGTAAAGGGGTTCAATACTGTTTCTATTAATGTCGCTTATATTGGCGGTATTGATATCAAAGGTAAACCTGTTGACAATCGCACTGAGGAACAGAAGCAAAGTCTGCGCTCACTGTTGAAGCTATTGCATAATAAGTTCCCTACGGCAGTTATTCAGGGACATCGTGATTTTTCTCCTGACTTGAATCACGATGGTAGAATTACCTCTAACGAATATATTAAGGCCTGTCCTTGCTTCGACGCAAAGGCTGAATACGCAAACATCTAACAACAACGACATGAAAACATTAAAAGTATTATTAGCAGTTATCCTTACTGCTGTTATTTTCTCTGCTTGTTCACATACGGTCTATGTGCCTGTAGAGAGTGTAAGCACTGATACCCTACACGTCGTCAGTCACGATACCATAAGGGTTACGGAACGTCTTGCACCAGTGTCACTTGCACTACCTGAGTATCATCAAGAGCGAGAAACGAAAGACTCTGTCTCTGTCTTGGAGAATGCCTTATATCGCTCAACGGCAAGAATACATAACGGTATCCTCACACACATATTAGAAAACCTTCCAGGAGCTAAGGTAGAAGGTCTTACAACAGTGCATGACACCATCCGCATAACGATACACGATAAGGAACATAAACAATATAAAGAGAAACTAAAGATTATTTACAAGGAAAAGAATTTAAGCTGGATTGAAAAGCGTGCAATGGAAACAGGCTTTATCGCATTCGGTGTCCTTGTGGTGTTAGCTCTTTATTTCGTAATAAGATGGAAGTTGAAGTAAAAGATGGTCAGACTTTGTCTGATATAGCTATACAGGAGTATGGCTCACTGGAAGCGTTGCCTGCTTTGGCTGCTGTGAACGGTATCGGTATGACTGATACGTTAGCGGCAGGAAGCAGGTTGCAACTTCCTGACGTAAGTTTCAACCGATTAATACAACAGTATTGTAAAGCAAACGATGTGTCTCCAGCAACAGAGAGGGGTATGACGGATGTCAAGTTAAGGGTGTTCGGTGGTGAATTTTCGCTACAGTTTAATTAAAGTAGATAAATATGGCTCGTAGTATAGCAGAGATAAAACAAACAATGACAAATGCCTTTATGGCAGATGCTACAGTAAGAGAACGATACGGACTGTCAGAGAATGACACCTTTGATGATAGTTTCTCAGCGGTCAGTATTGAGAACATCCTGTTTTACATAGTTGCTGCCTGCAGTCATGTGCTGGAGGTTATATTCGACCAGTTCAAGGCGGATGTTGACGATAAGATCAGTCGTGCTGTTGTAGCAAGTGTACCTTGGTACTATAAAATCGCAAAAGAGTTTCAGTATGGTGATGCTTTGGTCTTCAATGAGGCGACGCAGCAATATGTCTACGAAGAGGAAAACGAGAAGAAGCGACTCGTTAAATATGTTGCAGTACGCGATAGGGGTACTTCTGTAGAGATTCTTGCTTCTGCTGAAGCAGGAGGACAGCCGTCTGTTCTTTCAGAAGATGTTTTAACAGCGTTCAAACAGTATTTGAACCGCGTTAAAATAGCAGGTGTTGTGCTCTCTGTTCGCTCGTTGCCTGCAGATAGAATAAGTATCAATGCAACTATACATGTCGACCCATTGGTGATTGATAGAACTGGGGTAAGAATAGCAGACGGAAGTTATGCTGTAGAGGATGCTGTGAACGCCTATGTCAGAAAGATTATCTATGGCGGTACTTTCAACAAAACGAAATTGGTTGATGCTATACAGAATGTGGAAGGCGTGCAGGATGTGGAACTGCAGATCTGCAAGTACAGTACAGATGGAACAGTCTATAAGGAAATCAGCGGTAATAATTATACCGCTGTTGGCGGAAGTTTCGTTACCGTAAACCTAAGAAATACATTGAGCTATGTGGTATAAGTTAGATGTCATCAAACTTGGCTTTCAGCTGTTGCCTCCTATATTGAGAAGCAAAGTGCTCGTAGCACTACTCAAAGCGATGCTGCGCGGAATAAGGGATTTATATAACCGATTTTATAGTTACCGTTCTCATGTGTTGAATCGTCTCAACATAACGGCAGGTGTTCAGTATATAGAAAAGGTCCTGAATGATGCCTTCTTCCTTTCAGAACATCAGATATACATCGTCTCTGCTGATCAGAGAGTGCAGACTGTTTTACATTTCAAGAGTGAAGGTCTGACTCCTGTTTATGTGAGCGGTAATTCTCCGCTGTATGTCAGAGCTTATGACGACGTTCCTAAGCAGCCTTCTTTCATTGTCTATGTACCGTCATTCCTATGTACATCAATAGATGCTGCAGAAGACAAGTATGGAGGGCAGAATCTGACAACTATATTAAACCTGTTGAATCATTATAAACCTGCGGGACGCTCTTTCCGCATTGAAATATACGAATATGAATAAAATGCTCTTTAGTGAGGGAGGACAGCCCCTCTACATCGATGATCTCAAGACATTGCAGGAGAACCCTGCCCGGCAGATGAAATTACTCCTTCAGGCGCTTAGCGCTGGAAATACAGTATTCTTGTTTTCTCAAATGGAGGCAGATCTTGTATCTGGAGATACAAAATCGGGTACAACATTTAAGACAAGACAGAACTGGTTGGTTCTGGATGGTTTTATCTACGAGATTAAAGAAACGACATTGACTGTAAGATCATGGGACACACCTTTATATGTAGGTATAAAAAGAAAAAGTATGGATATACGTACTTTTGAAAATGGACAGGAGTATGCATGTAGAGAAGTCGTTGAAGCATATTTAACACTTGAAAAAACAGATAACACTTATAATGTCTACAAGTTGAAGTCGCTGTTTGAACTTATGGCTCCGCTTATTGCTAAAAAAGTCCCTATCAATGAATATAAAGACATAAATGTTGATTTTTCTAATGGTTACACAGGACAGTTACAGTATAAAGAAGAAGAGGACTTCTATCGCGTCCGTATGGTGCTAACGAGTAATAGTACAAAATGGACTGATAGCCAAGGCAGAGTATTTTCCCTTAATGGAAAAACTCCTAAATGGTTGAATGAGACGATATCAGGGGCATTTGTTACAGGCGGGGATACCTCCGCACGGGCACAAATGGCTCAGATCATCATTAAGGATAATATAGCTGATTTCACAGGCAAAATAGAAACTGAGTATAACAATCCTTCAAACTGTCAGATTAGCACATTTTTCATTATACCAAAATAAAAGTATGGATACAATATACAATCTGCTCAAGCGAGCAAAAGAACTCAAGGAGAAAAGTCAAGTAGACAGCATTACACCTGAGGAGGTAGGTAAGCTGCACGAGGATACATTAGCATATATAGCTTCATTGGAGCAGTCTGCGGAAGGTCTTGGTGTCAGGAAAGTGTATCAGACAAAGAATGCTATGGAGGTTGATACAGCTCCGATCGGGACAAATGGGAAATCCCTGCGCTATGGGCAGTTAGTTGCCATCTATGATGATATACACGCCGACAGTCCTGAAAACGGAAACATCTACGTCTATCAGAAACCAGGATGGTTGCTTGTGGGGAATATTGCCGGTCAAAAAGTTGACATTGTGCAAAGTGCCGGAGATTCGGAAAGTGCCGCCATGAGCCAGAAGGCCGTCACGGCCCTGTTGACCGAGTACGACGTGAGCGCGGCAAACGGCGGCAGGGCCTACACCCTCGCCGATGCCATAGCGGCTGTTCCGGCTGAGTTCCAAAAGCCCGGCCTGAAGCTGTCGTTTGTAGATTCTGCAAGCGGCATGCAAACAATGTACCGCTGCATATCCAAGGGCTGGAGTACCGCCATTACAGATTGGATATGTGTCGAGTCGGCTGAAGATGCTGACGAGTATCTCTATACGGTCGTCGACTCTGACGGACGCATTGTATTCGGCATCAGGGAGGACGGCTCCGTGGACTGGTCGAAGGGCATCCCCGACCATATAAAAGCGAAACTGAACGAAATGATGTCGGGGCTTTCCGGCAAGCAGGATGCCGTTGCGGGCAAGTCGCTGGTGTCATCCGAAGTCGCGGATGCGCAGGATGCCGTCTCGGACGGGGAATACAGGTGGGCGTTGACAGATGCCGACGGGCGCGTTGTATTCGGCATCAGGGAGGACGGAAGCATGGTGTATGCCAAATCCGACATGCTCCCGTCTGCCTGCATGTCGGATGAGGATTATCTGGAAGTCCGTACCGACGCTGCCGGCAAAGTCCTCTCGACGACTGACCATGCCGGACGGGAGGTGCATTACAACCCCGTGTGTTTCCACAATGTCCGGATGCCGTCCGGGGCGGTCAGGGATGCCGTCGCCCCCCTCGTTGACGAGAGGATAGCCGCCGCCATGAGCGGACAACAGCCGGAAACGGGGCTTCCCGGATATTGGAAGCCCTATCTGGAGGAGCGCGTGAGGCAAATAGACCGCCGGATGCTGCAGATGTCAGGGCGTAACGTGAATTTCATCTGGTTCACCGACCTGCACCTGCCAGCAAACAGGGGGAAGTCGGCAGGCGTGATTGAATACCTGCTGCAGTTCTCAAATATCAACAAGGTGTTCTGCGGCGGGGACATTCCGCAGGCCTGGGGCGTGAAAGAGGATCTGCTGGATGTCGCCGACGAGTTCAAGGCCACCTATTACCGGCGCATCAGCCCTTATGGCCGCCTGTACTGTGTAGAGGGAAACCACGACTACACCATCAACGGGAAGACGGTTGCGGGCTATACGTTCCCGATCCAATTCTCGCGGAACCTGTACATGGGCCGCATGTCCGCCTATGGGGAGGTGGTGACGAACGTGGATGACCCCGCTGCAATCTACTATTATGCGGATGACACACAGCAGGGCGTGCGCTATGTGGTGGTGAACACCACCGACAGCGCGAATGCCGGTGCCGCCAACTGGCAGGTGCTCTTCACCATGGGCAGGAAACAGACGGACTGGCTTGCCCGGGAGGCCGTCGGCAAATGCCCGGCCGGGTACAGGCTGATTTTCATTGCACATGTAGCCCCAATCACTCCGCGCAAGGTCGGGCATCAGACCGCATACGACTTTATCGGGGCCGTGGCGGAGAAGAAGAAGGTGACGGTCAACGGTACCGAGTACGATTTCAGTTCCGCACCCGATGTGGTGATATGCCTTGCAGGCCACTACCACCGCGACGAGGCCACGTATTCCAAGAATCTGCTGTGGGTGTCTACGGCGTGCGATGCCGCATACGGGGATTATAAGGCGGGGCAGTTCGGCTCCCCGTCTGACTATCCCGAGAAGATACAGGGGACGGTCTGCGAACAGACGCTTGACTGTGTCGGAGTTGATTTGCATGAGAATGTCGTGGAGTTCCTGCGTGTCGGAGGCGGTTATGACAGACGCTACCACACGGACATACTGGAGTGTGCCGCAGGCGGCAGCCTGCAGCTTCACACGGACATGGACAATCCCGTGTGGATGTGCTGCGACGAGACCGGGAACAGCGACACCAATCATGTATGGACATACAAGAACGACATAGCCGGGGTTGCGGACGGTCTCGTAAGCGGAAAGAAAAAGGGCTATGCCGTGGTATGTGCGAAGAATGCTGCCATGAGACAGATGGAAATTTTCGGAATCAGAATCATATAAAAAGAATAAAGAGAATGAAAAAGTGTATTGTGACAAGATTGCAGGGGTCGGTGAATGACGAGTCCCTGCCACGGATCGGGGAGCTGCTGCTTCCGTTTTACATGGACAAATATCAGACGGCCACTCCGGTCTCCATCGGCGCATGGTCGAACAAGGTGGACGGGACGGGTGTCCTGACCGGGGGCTTTTTCACGAAAAGCAACACGGATGCCACTTCCATCGGCAGCGTGAAGAACCCCGGCATGAACCAGAATGCGAACACGTATGCCGTCATAACCGGCAGCGGGAGCCTCCGGCTTGCGAAGAAGATGTATCTGGACCGGCTGACGACATTGCAGAACGCCAACCTGCATTATATGATAGACATGTCCGCATTGAGGCATTTGATCGGGCTGACATTTTTTGAAAGTCAGGGCGATGACCTGTCAGGGGACATATCCGACCTGTCCATGTTGCCGGCAATAAAGAAAATCAACGTCATGAATCCTCATTCGGACATGCTTAATGGAAACATTTCCGCATTTACCGGATGTGTGCTGCTTGAGGAGATAGGGTTTATCAACTGCAAGAATGTCGCAGGGGAAGTGAAAGGCTTCCTTGACGGTTTACGCGCCGCCGGCAAGAAGAGCGGGACTCTGACAGTCAAAATGCAGAATAGCGGGGTCACTTACAACGGGGCCCCGGTCAGCAAAAACATTAAGGCGACATTTACCGACAGCGGATATACCGTTGTATAATACAAGACGGTGTATTACACTTTATAATTTTCCATGAAATTCCAATTAGGTGTGCGACCACTCAAAATAATTATTTCAATTATGACGAATAACTGATGACAACTCCTGGGGGGAGGGATATAAAAAGCCCCCGGCCTGTTAATACGACGCCAATCATTTTAACAACACACCCATAAGATGCTGACCGGGGGCCAATGCCCTCTGCCACACCTTATGGGTTCTTTATTGTTGTTAAAAATGATTGGCGATGCAAATATACTAAAATTCTTGGATATGAAAATAGTTGAGATTGTAAAAATTAACAGGGAACTCCTGAAAAACCTGCATACGGCAGGGGTAAGGATAGAGGACGTAAATTATATAGACTTGTATGCGGACTACCGGAGGTTGCTCGACGCGGGCGAGAAGGTGTCCTACATCGTGGCCGCGCTTTCTGACAAATATGCCGTGAGTGAGCGCAAGGTGTATGGGCTTATCAAGCACTTTCAAAGCGACTGCAAATTGTTTGCAGTATGATAGTTGCCGAGTATTCTTGTTTGTAGCGGAAACTCACGACCTTTGCTCTCGTTATGAGAAAGCAATATAATTCGGCACCGCTTCCATTCGTCGGACAGAAGCGGATGTTTGCCAAAGAGTTTAAAAAAGTGTTGGAACAGTTCCCAGACGGAACGACCTTCGTGGATTTATTCGGTGGTAGTGGTTTGCTCTCGCATATAGCCAAGTGTCAGAAGCCTTACTCGAAGGTTGTGTATAACGACTTTGACGGGTACAGGCTGCGGCTGGAACATATACCACAGACAAATGAGCTACTTGCGGAACTTAGAAAGATTGTGCATGGCATACCAAGACACAAGCCTATCACGGGAGAAGCACGAGAGCAGGTATTTGAGTGCCTGAAGGAACGTCAGGAGCGTTATGGTTATCTGGACTTCATAACCATATCATCCTCCATCATGTTCTCAATGAAGTATCGTCTGAGTATAGATGAGATGCGCAAGGAGGCGTTGTACAACAAAGTACGCACAACGGACTATCCGCTATGCAACGATTACTTGGACGGACTGACTATCGTGTCGGCAGACTACAAACAAGTGTTCAATCAATATAAAGACACACCCAATGTGGTGTTCCTCGTTGACCCTCCATATCTGAGTACAGAGGTAGGTACCTATAAAATGTACTGGAGACTTGCCGATTACCTTGATGTGCTGACCGTTCTCGCAGGACACTCGTTCGTGTATTTCACGAGCAACAAGTCGTCCATTTTGGAATTGTGCGACTGGATAGGCAGGAACAAGACCGTGTGCAATCCGTTCGAGAAATGTACGAAAGTAGAGTTCAATGCCCACATGAACTATAACGCTACCTACACGGACATGATGCTCTATAAAAAGGCCGGTTAAACACAGTCCAAATACTAATTAAATACTATTAGACTATGAACAAGTACCACGACACTTTAGAGAAGATTATGCGCACGGGTAAGATGCAGCATAACAAGAAGGGGAACATCAAGTGCCTGCTGAATGAGCAGCTGTCGTTGTCGCCAGCCGACCTGCTCGACATTTTCGAGAGTCACGGCATTGCCCGCAAGAAACTGAAGAACGAACTACAGCTATTTATGCAGGGCGAGCGGCAGGTGGAGAAGTACCGAGAGGCTGGCATCAACTGGTGGGACTATTGCGGAAGTGTGTTGGTGAACAGCTACCCGACTTACTTTGAACAGCTACCGCCATTGATAGCAAAGATAAACCGTGAGAAACGCAATAGTAAAAACTATGTGCTGTTTCTTGGAGAGACCAATGCGGAGAGTAACCAAGCACCATGTCTGAGCCTTGTGCAGTTCCAGATAGACGAGGGGGAACTTGTGCTGTCAGCTTACCAGCGAAGCAGTGATGCAAACCTCGGTCTGCCGGCAGACATTTATCATCTTTATTTGATGTCACGGCAGATAGACCTTCCATTGAAATCTATAACGCTCAATCTCGCCAATGTTCACATCTATGAGAGCAATTTAGAGCGAACGAAAGAACTGCTTGACGGAAACGAGAACGTGAAGTTTGAACTCAATGTATAGAAAAAGAGGTCGATTTGATAATTGGTTTCAAATCGACCTCTTTTGTGCTGTGTGCGTTTTTTATTTTATTACATTTCGTTTTGCTTGAAAAAATCACATTTCGTTTTATCGGACCACTACATTTCGTTTTGCCGGATTTATTTGCTTAGCGGTATTTATTCAGAGTCCCGCACTGAATAGCGTACCGTTGCGATGCCGTTTAGTTTGAAGCTTTTGACCATACAAGTGAGAAAGTTCGGTGTCTTTCAGAACAATTAGTGTAAATGAAGTCGGGATAAGAATAAAGACAAAGCCATTATATCGGGAGGGGGCCACGAATACATGACAA